TATAAGAACCAGAATAAGTTGAATCGATGTTGTTATACCCCAATTCAGTAGAATTAGCAGTATATGTTCCGAAAGAAGTTCCTGCTCTAAATCGAAGAGCAAAAGCAAGTCCTACAGGTCCCGTTAGAGGTTGAACACCAACTAGTTGATGAGCTACCAACTCAGGGAAAGTTCTACGGACCATCGGTACAGCGATTTTTTGAAACATACCAGAAGTAGGATAAGTAGCACCATCAATACCTCTACCATCACCTGCTCCTAATGAGTCTGCTCCAGTACCCCAACCAGTGGTTTCCATCAAGAAATTATGTTGATTTTCAAGCATAATTGCAGTAGACTTTTTAACTCTGTCGGATGTGATCTCACTTCCTTCTTTGAGAACAAGATCCCACTTTTTTACTAAGTCTTTAATATTCATAATAAGTCTTCCTCCTGTTTTATTTTACTATTTAAACTTTGTTCTCTTTCAAGACATTAACGTATCTGTCTAAATGTAAATCAAATGGGCTTTTTTCTTCCTCATTCATGTCAAAGTCTTCGTCTTCATTAATGACTGTTCCTTTTCCATCTTTACTGTTAGATTCGTTTTCTTTGTCTTTCATTTTCTTTTTCTTCTTTTTCATTTCTTCATCTTTTTCTTCTTTTTCTTCATCATCATTATTCATATCGCTTTTATAAGCTTCAACAATGACTTCAAATTTGCGGTCAATTTCATTTCTGTCTTTGACGCCCTCTAACATTTGAAATACATGTGTAGATTGTTCAACTGTCAATCCATCACATTTCTTTCTAACATAAAGTTCAGCAGCTAATTCTTGAGCATCACCCTTAACTTCAAGTTTTTCTGCAATTTGTGAATCTAGTTTTTCTCTTAGAGAAGTAATTTCTTCCTTTGCTTCTTTTAACAAAGACTTAACTTCTTCATCAAGTAAACCTTCATCCACACCAAGTCTAACTTTAAATTGCTCAATAAGATCAGAATAAAGTTCACCCTTTCTTGCATATTCAAGAACTTTTTCAGGAATAGTCATTTGCTCATCAAGAATTTCATCAACAAAATTACTAAATTTTGAAGTTATATCATCTTTATAAGCATCAAACTTTTCTTCATACTGTTCAATAAGCTTGTCTTTTTCTGCTTGCAGCATTTCATCAACTGCTTCCTTGGCCTTAAGTTCAATTAAAGTATCCAATTTTTCTTTAATTGCTTCTTGTTCTCCTTCGTCCAACTTTTGGACTCCAAGCATTTCTAGAAGTTTATCCATAAGCTATTTTCCTCCTATACTATTTCCTATTTCTAATATTATTTATACATATTAATAGTTTAAATAAAAAAGGAGTAAAAACTTAGATATATTCTAAGAAATTTACTCCTTTTTTATAATAAAGTATTTTTACTTTTTTTATTAGTATCTATTTGTCTATTTTAATCCTATTGAATCTACTTGTATCCACCTTACATTTTTATTATTCATTATTTTTTTAAAATCTTTTTTCATAATTCTTAATGATTGTGATCCATGCATACCTATTAATTTTGCTATTTGACCATGTATGCCATCAAAATAAACCTGATTTTCTTCATCCCCTTTATCAACTATCGATGTAATAAGTTTTTTGTTATCATCACTTAATTCTTCGAAATTAATTTGAGATGATTCATTAATATCTTCTTTAAATACTTTTTTATCTTTTCTTTCATTCAATACAGATTCCATATAAGCATTTAGAACTTTTTCATCAACTGATTTCATTTTTTCTCCTATTTAAACATTGATTTTGAAGTATTGTAAATCCATTGAGCTTGCTGTTTTGAAAATCCTTTATTCTTTTCATATGACTTTTGCATTCCCATTGCCATTTTAAGTACTTTATTATCTTTTTGTCCTTTTAATGAACCAATAATAGCATCTAATGTTTTCTTAGCATCTGCGGTTGCATCTTCATCAATCATATTTTGTTCAAAAAGCATTCTTTCATAAGCTGATTGAATTTTTTCGTTTTCATTTGTTGCATGAAAATCCCTATTTAATCTTTCTGGATATAATTTCATATCATTCTCCTTAATTTTTATTTTACTTAAATCCATTCTTAATTTATTAACATAATCCAATACATCAGATATTTTAATCTTAATATTTCTTTTTTCTTTATCTGATATTTTAATATTATTTACTTCTTTAGCCACAATAGCCAATTTCTTACTAAAATTTTCTAGACTTTTATCCATTTTTCCCTCTTATATTTTCTTTTTTGCCAATTCTCTATCTTCATCAGTAAGATTATCCATATTATCTTTTAATATCTTCTTTACTTTTTTAAAATAATTATCTAAATGTTTAATAATACCTTCGGGTGGCGCAGTCTTTTTTCTAAATCCAAGTTTAACTCTTCCATATGCCATATGTGAACCTTCTTCTGGCATAACAGTTAAAATTCCACCTTGAATAGCTTCTACTTCTATTTTATCTTTTATAAATCTATCTTCAGTAAAAGAATTCCATCCGATAGTGAATTTATGCAGTAACGGATCATTTTGTATAATTCCATTTGCAAATTCAGATTTGTCTTTCCCAAGAGCAAATGTAAAATCAATAGAACTTCCTAAATTTTTAGATGCTTTTACAATAACTAGAGATTTAGGAAATATTTTTTTAATTGCTTTTTCTAAAGAATCTACAAATTCACTAACTGTCATTATTTTAGCTTCATTCATAAGAATTTTATTATAAGCTTCCATTAAACTTTCATTTTCTTCCAAAGCAGAAGATCTTTTTATAGTTTTTTCATATAAAGTCATTTTTTCCTCTTTATTATTTAAGCTTATTTAAAGCTTTTGTATCTTCATTCTTAAGCATTAAATCAAGAACTCCACCTGCTGCTTCAATTATAGATCTATAAAATGGTCCAGCATGGGCTTTTTTTGGATGAGTTACCCAAAATTCATCTGTTTTACTTTGTCTTGATTTTACAACACCATATTTACCATATACTTCTATGGTATTTCCACCACCTTCACCATTCATAAATTCATCAGTTATTTTTTTAGATATTTCTGCTTCTATTTGTTTAACAAGTTTATCTCTAAACTTCCAATCCAAGTTAACAAAGACAAACGTATTTCCCCCTCTTAGAATAGCTTGAGTAGCTTGATCTCTTTGATAAGACTCATGTTTTCCTGCTACTTCTTTAATTTTATTCATATAAGGCAATGCTTTAACAGTTTTTAATTTAACATCTATGGAACCAGAATATTTTATAGACACATCTCTATTAGTAAGTCCAAGCTCTTTTTTAAGAATTTCTCTTATTTCTTTTGTCTTATCTGTACCACTTTGATATGCTTCTGCTATATAATAATTTATCTTATCTGTTATATCCATATATTAACCTTCTTCTAGTATACCAAAAACCCTTCTATAACCTGCTGTTTTAGTACTGTCTGTTACATACCAAGATATTTCATTTCCAACAGCAGGAGTTTTTGTATTAGATACAGTAGTTCTATTTACAAATGTTCCCCCACCTTTCGAATTCAACCATGTTCCACCAGTTGTATTTGCTTGTCCTTTATTTCTTTGAACAGTAGGTGTAAGTGTGCTTGCCATTTGTGTTTGTCTGTTATTCTTTACTGCTGCCGGTCCAGACTTTGGCATTGTACCGTCTTGAAATATTTGACTGTCGTCTAATAGCCATGCATCTCCATCACTAGAGTTAGCTAATAACGCTGCCGCTGTTGTTGTGTAATTTCTTAATGCTGCAAATGTTGAATACTTCATATTACGCCTCCATATAATAAGTTTATAATTTAATTTTAAATTTTTCTTTCAATGTTTTCTATTACTTGCCAAATATGTTTGAAATAAGCTTGTTGTGCTTTTTTCATTTCCTTTTCTTCAATTTGTTCTGCTGTTTCATATCCTGGAATATGATATTCAGCTCCTTCATAAATACCATTTACCCATGATGGTTTATTACTAGGGTCTGTAACAAGATCATAAGTAATTAAATGAAAGTCTTCATTAACATATCCATTTTCTGATACAGTTCCTAATCCTCTTGAAGAAATTCCCATCGAACCTTCTTTTACTAAAGTTTTGGCAATAGCACCCATAGGAGTATCAATAAGTTTTGCTTTTCCATAAACATTATTTCCTTTCCATTCTAGCTTTTCGATCTTTAGTGCTATTTTATCTGGATTTACTTCAGGATTAGGTGGATGCCCTAATTCACCCCATAGACAATTTTTATCTATTTTTCCTTGAACTTTTCCTAGTTCTCTTTCAAGAATCTCTTTACTATAACGTCTTTTATTGTTATTTTCCATTTCAGCAGTAGAAAATATACCAACAATAAACATATCTTTTCCATTTTTACTTTCATCTATCTGAAAGTCGTAAGAACATTCTGTTATTAATTTCATATTTATTCTTCTCCTTCCTCTCCTTCATCTTCATTATCTATATCTTGTTCGGGAGCAGGATTAATATCTTGTGACAATCCTAATCTATCTTTAAGAAATACATCTCTTTTACCTGCAATTTCTTTTTTAATAATATCTTGTGCGTCTACAAATTGATCGTTTTCAAAATGATCTAGTGCTTTTTTAATTGCTTTTTTATCCATAATTCACATTCTCCTTTAATGTTATTTATATTTATTTATATTTTTTTAATATCTAGAACCCTTTACCGCTTTCTTCTTCGGCTAGTCCAAGCTTTATGTCTTTTTGTTTTCCATCAACATTGGCTTGTATTTCTTCGTCATCCCATTTCAAATATCTCTGCATTAAATAATATTTAGACATTTCAGGTCTATCAGCAAGTTGTTGATAATTATTGAATCTACTGTCATTAAACATTTGTTCCATTTGTTCTTTATATTTAGATGGTGGATTCATAGTAACTGCAATTTTCTTCTTAGTTAAGCTATATTGCTTTTTAATTCCTCTAAATTCCAAATGAAGTAAAAACATATCTCTTAAACTAGAACATACTTTCTTTTGATTTCTTTCTAAAAATCTTGCCCATTTTATTTCGTCTCTTGAAATTTCTGCTGTTTGTTGTCCACCAAACAGCATTTCTCCATCTCTGCCTTCTTGTGTAGCAGTTACTCTTGAAGCTGGATATTTTAATGATCTATATAGTTTCTTTTGGAAGTAATAAACATCATCAAGTTCGCTATACATATTGGTATTTCCACCGATAGTATCAATACTAGATCCTCTTCCTTCAGCAGATTGAGGCAAATAAAAGTTTTCCAAAATCCCCATAATATCAGGTTCATGTGTAAGTTTACCTGTTCTTGGGTCATAAGTTTGTTTTTTTTGCATTTTATCTTTTATCTTTTCTACATATTTCAATGCCTTTTCTCTAGGCATATTGCCTGTATCAATACGAAACACATATCTTTCAGGAGCACGAACAACTCTCATAATAATTACAGCAGTTTCTAATAATTTTAATTGATTAAACGGAACTCTTGCTTTGTCTAGATATCCAATTATTTCATATCTTGATTTTCCATATATTCCATTATCTACAAATCCAATTTGATTAGGGTCAAAGAAAATAAGATCCTTTCCATCTCTTTTTTTTGCTTCTTCTATAGTTGCAGGTTTTTTAGTTTTAGGTTTTAAATATTGAATATATCCTATTATTCTACCTGAAATTGGATCATAATAAAAATCCATAGTTTCACTAGGAAGTCTTTTTACATTAATAATTCCATCTTTCTTTTTATTTTCATCAATAACTCTTTCGTAATATAATCTTCCATCTATATAAAAATTCCAAAACATATCCCAAATCTTATCTTTCAAACTAAGTCTTTCTCTAAATAAATTATTAAATTCATTCTTTAGAGTTTTTGTCATGTTTTCATTTTCTTTTAATGCTTTATCTAATATATCTAAATGAAATACTTCTCCTATATCATCATCTTGAGTTGATTCATTTACAGCATCTTCAATTACATCAGAAATTTCAGGAGTAGTAGCCATTGATCTATATTCTTCTATTCTTTGTAATTCATATTCAAATACTCTATTAATATAAGTAGAATAAAATAAATTAAATCCTTGAACTTGAACATTACTAAATCCAGGGATTTCAGCCAAAGTTTCCCATCCTTCGCCTTTTTGACTCATGATGGTTTTCATGCCTCTACTGAAATCCCCCATACCTTGAAAAGATTTAATTTCTTCTTTAATAATAGGAAGATCTTCTTCTACATTTTCTTTTTTACCCCAATTAAAACCAAAAATACCCATAAATCACTCCTTTTTTAAAACAACACAAGAACAAGATCATATTTATCTAATGGATCATCCACACTTCCTGCTCCTGCTGCTGTTAAATAACCCATTTGTTTTAACAGTTTTCCTTTAGGTCCTTCCCATGTAATTTCAAAATACCACTCTTTTCTTACCGGCATTTTACTACTACTTTGTTTATCATATTTATATTCTGGACTTCTAGTAAAATTCCAATTTAAATTAAGATTGTTAAAAGTATTCCATATGCTTTGTGGACCTTCCCAATATCTATCTTTATAGATTTTATTGGTAGTATATTTTTTAGTTTCTTTGTAAATCATACTTTTAAGCTTTGCTTTTGTCATACCATCAGCGCCTAAACCAGTAGATTCTACTCTTGATTCTTTAAGATATCCCTTTAGTCTCATAATAAATCTCCTAATGCATTACTATTTATATTTATATTTATATTTTCTAAACGTAAAAACAAAAAAAAATGCACGATAACAAATAAAATGTCATCGTGCATTTACAATTTTTAATGTTTATATATTATTCTATTTCTTTTAACTTCGTATTTACTATATTTATAGCTTTATTTACTACATCTTCTTTTTTTATTTGCCCTATATCTGATAATATTTTAAGTGCCATTACATTTTTAGTTTCCCCTACTTCTTTTTGCATCATATACATTCTATTATGAGATGCTTCTAAATTATCTGCTATTATGTTTAAAGAACAATCAGAAAATGGAAACGAATTTCCTTCTTTTTCTGCATATCTTATACCTTCTCTAAATAAAATACATTCTCTACTACATGTTTTTAAATTTCTAAATGGACATTTTCCTAATAATTTATCTTTCTTTTTATTCAACATATTTCATTTCCTTTTTAATTTTTTTGTTGTCTAGTATAATTTCTTCCTTTAGGACGCCATGTATTTACAGTTGCACTATTACCAGACGAACCA